AAAACTCAAACAATTAAAACTCTCTGTAAAATTACAAAACAAGATGTTTTATTTTTGAATGGATCTTCTGAGGGGAGGTATTTGGATACTATCCGCAATCAAGTTATTAATTTTGGAACTACTGTTTCAATGTTTACTGATAAAAAGAAGGTAGTATTTTTTGATGAGTTTGATGGAACTACTAATGATGTAATGCTCTGTCTTCGTGGAGTAATTGAACAACTTCATAAGAATGTATGCTTTATTTTTACTTGTAATAATTTGAATAAAATTATTGAACCTATTCAATCTAGGTGTGTCGTTCTAAAATACACTCCAATTTCTAAGGAAGAAAAACCTCAAATGATGTCTGATACTTTTAAGAGAGTATCTTATATTTTAGACAAACAAAATATTGAATATGATACTAAAGTCATATTGGAAATGGTTAAAAATTATTTTCCCGATACTAGAAGACTTTTAAATTCTCTTCAGAGTTATTCTGTAACTGGAAAAATTGATTCTGGAATTCTTGCAAATTTTTCTGATGTAAAACTTGATAATCTTTTAGATTGTCTTAGAGATAAGAATTTCTCAGAAGTAAGAAAATGGGTTGCTAATAATGTTGATAGTGATACAAGTATTATTATGCGTAAAATTTACGATGCTCTTTATAATGTATTAGATGGTCCAAGTATTGCATCTTCAGTTTTGATTATTGCAAAGTATCAATATCAATCTGCATTTGTTTGTGATCAAGAGATTAATTTACTTGCAGCTTTAACAGAAATAATGTGTGAATGCAAATTTAAGTAAATATTATGGAATTAAAAGATTGGTTAAATTCAATTAACGATACAAAGAAAAATTTAATTGACGAAAACAATTCTGTTGAGAGAGAATATCCTTCATATATTATTAATAAATGTCTTTCTGGTCATATTGATTGCTTATTGTATTCAAATGAAATGAATATGAATAGACATTTGAGTAAAAAAATGCAATATGATTTTTATATAAATAGTATTCGTAAAAGGAGAAGATTTGCTCCTTGGATTAACAAAGAGGAACTCAAAGATCTTGAATATATTAAAAATTATTATGGATATAATAATGAAAAAGCAAGACAATCTTTGAAAATACTAACAAAACAGCAAATTGAATTTATTAAAGATTCTTTTGATACAGGTGGAAAAAAATGAGCAACATTACCGAATTGAAGGTTGATTGGACTTCAGATATGATGATTGAAGTTTCTTTGAATGAACCTGACGATTTTTTAAAAGTTCGTGAGACTTTAACTCGCATTGGAGTAGCTTCAAGAAAAGAAAAAAAATTATATCAGTCTTGTCACATTCTTCATAAACAAGGTAGATATTATATTGTTCACTTTAAAGAACTTTTTGCATTAGATGGAAAATATGCAAACCTTACAGTGAATGATATTCAAAGAAGAAATAGAATTATTAAATTAATTTCTGATTGGGGTTTAGTTAATGTAATTAATCCTGAACTTGTTACTGATATTGCACCACTAAATCAGATTAAAGTTCTTGCTTATAAAGAAAAGGTTGATTGGATTTTGGAGCAGAAATATTCTATAGGAAAGAAAAAAGTAGTAGAATCCGAATAAAAATATACGGGATTTAGCATCCCGTTTTTTTATAATTGTGCTACTATATAAGTATGGATGCCGAAAGGATCCACACAATCAAATCTCGCTTATTAAGGAGAAGTAAAAATGACTAACATCACAAGGTATTCTCATAGGGAACTTCCCGATCTTATGGATAGAATTGTTCGTAATGGAATTGGAATGGAAGATTATTTTGATCGTTTATTTAATATTCACGAAACATCATCAAATTATCCACCATACAATCTTGTGTCTGTAAACGATATTGAATCACGACTGGAAGTTGCACTTGCAGGATTTAAGAAAAAGGAAGTATTTGTATATACCCAAGATGGTAAACTATTCATTGAAGGCAAAAAGGAAGATAAGGAAACCGAGACCAAGTATGTGCATAAGGGTTTGGGTAAAAGAAGTTTTACACGCTTTTGGACACTTTCTGATGATACAGAAGTTAGATCAGTTGATTTTGAGGACGGACTTTTGAAGATTTCTCTTGGAAAAATTGTTCCAGAAAAACATAAAAGAAAAGATTGGTTCTAAATAATTTTGGGCAATCCCAAATATCGTCGCCAAGGGAGATCAATGGCAAAATCCATTGACTTCTCCCTTTTTTATTGTTATAATAATTATTATTGTGGGGAGGAATTTTAATTTGACTGTAAAGTTAGTATTATTAAAGTCTGGTGAGGATATAATTGCTGATGTGAATGAAATGTACACAGAAGAGCAAAAACTTATTGGATACTTATTTAAAAAACCTTGCTCTGTAAAACTACGTAGTTTTACTTCAGAGTCTGATGGTAAAAATGGATATCAAATTGGACTTAGTTCTTGGATTCCTTTAACCCAAGATGATATAATTCCAGTTCCTTTAGATTGGGTTGTAACTATGGTAAATCCAATTGAAAGATTGCTTCAAATGTATGAAAATGATGTTGTAGATAAAAAAGAAGATGGTAAAAATTCTGATTCTAATTAATAATTTAGTTTTAATTTCAAAAATAGAAGAAGTTGGAGTTGACATTGGGGAACCAGATTGTAAACTTACAGAACCATTTGTTGTTAATACAGATTCTATAACAAATGGAAAAACATTTAGTCCGTGGATATTTGATTATACGAATCAAAATACTATGATGATATCTTCTGATAAAATATTGACCATTGTAGAACCAAATGAAACTCTTCTTCAAAAATATGAGGACTTGACTAAAAAATGAGATTTTATACAAACATTCAAATGGTTGGTAATGAATTTCTTGTACGTGGTTATGAGAATGGTCAAAGTGTTTTATTTAGAGAAAAGTACGAACCAACATTATTCGTTAAAAGTAAAAAACCTTCAAAATATAAAACACTTGATGGTGAAAATGTAGAACCAATTCAACCTGGTACTGTAAGGGATTGTAGAGAATTTTACGAAAGGTATCAAGGTGTTGAAAATTTTGAAATATATGGAAATGAGAGATATATTTATCAATATATTTCTGATAAGTATCCAGAAGATGAAATAAAATTTGACATTAAAAAAATTAATCTTGTAACACTTGATATTGAGGTTGCTTCTGAGAATGGATTTCCAGACACAGAATCTTGTTGTGAAGAAATATTATCTATCAGTATTCAAAATTACTCCACTAAAAATATTTTAACTTGGGGTAGAAAACCGTACACTAGTAAAAAGAAAAATGTAAAATATATTCATTGTTCAACTGAATATGAACTTTTATCTTCTTTCTTGAGTTTTTGGGTTAATTATCCCCCAGAAATTGTTACTGGGTGGAATATTCAGTTATATGATATTCCATATATTTGCGGCAGACTAGAGAAAATTCTTGGTGAGAAAGAAATGAAAACTTTTTCTCCTTGGGGTCTTGTTACTAAAGGTGAATTGATAATTTCTGGAAGAAAAAATGTAGTATATGATATTGGTGGACTTACTCAATTAGATTATCTTGAACTTTATAGGAAATTTACATATAAGGCTCAAGAATCTTATCGTCTTGATTATATTGCTGAAGTAGAATTAGGACAAAAGAAACTAGATCACTCTGAATTTGAAACATTTAAAGATTTTTATACAAAAAATTGGGAAAAATTTATTGATTATAACATCATTGATGTGGAACTTGTTGACCGATTAGAAGACAAGATGAAATTGATTGAACTTGCTTTAACTATGGCTTATGATGCAAAGGTAAATTATGCTGATGTATTCTATCAGGTTCGTATGTGGGACACAATTATCTACAATTATCTAAAGAAAAGAAATATTGTAATCCCTCAAAAGGATAGAAGTGAAAAAAGTGAAAAATATGCAGGTGCTTATGTTAAGGAACCTATTCCAGGGAAGTATGATTGGATTTTATCTTTAGATTTGACATCTCTATATCCTTCCCTCATTATGCAATATAATATTTCTCCAGAAACTCTTCTTGATGAAAAATATCCAGGAATAAGTGTTGATAAATTGTTGAATGAAGAAGTTGTTATTAAAAATGTTGAGGGGAAATGCGTATGTGCAAATGGTTGTATGTATGATACGACAAAAAGAGGAATATTTCCTGAACTTGTGGAAAAAATTTTTAAAGATAGGCAGTATTTTAAGAAAGAAATGCTGAAGGAAAAGATCAAATTAGAAGAAATTGAAAATGAGTTGAAAAAACGAAATATTGATTTAAATACTATTTAATATAAATAATAATAAGTGTATTTAAGTCAATGAATTACTTAAAATGTTATTGTAATTTAATAAGAACTGCCGAAAAAAGAAATTGGAAAAGGAAAACCATTCAATTTTATATTGAAGAACACCACGTTTTTCCAGTTTCAATTTATGGAAAAAATAACAGAATAGTTGGATTAACTCCAAGAGAACATTTTTTGGCACATTGGTTACTTTATAAAATTTGTATAAAAAGATATGGATTGAGGAGTAATAGAACTTTTAGTATGGGTTCAGCATTTGCTATGATGTGTGTTACTAATGATTTACAAGAAAGAAAATATACATCTAGACAATATGAAATAGTTAGAAATTGCTTATCTACTATTAGAACTGGTAAATCTAGAGATGATTTAAAGGGTAAAAAGTATTTTGGAGCAAGTGAAGATTCTATAAAAAATGGAATAGAAAAAATGAGAAAAAAGAAAACGGGAATGAAAATAAAATATCCAAAAAGTAGAAAATCTTCACCGTGTTCAATAGAAAAATCAAAAAAGATATCGGAAACTAGAAAAAATACAAAATTTAAATTTATTTCTATGAGTGAAGAAGAATTTAAAAATTGGATTTCAAATCAAAATCTTTACAGGAAAGATGGAGTAAGAAATCCAAATGTTACAAGAGTATTAATGTGGAGAAAAATCTCATTGGAAAATTATTATGGAAATTGATTATTCTAAAATATCAACAGAAGAGTTAAAAAAACTCCGTCAAAATTGTATTAAAAGTATTTCAAAATGTACAAATAATCAAATGGCGAGAAAAATTCAACTTAATAGTTTGTACGGATCAATAGGAAACGCATACTTCAGGTATTACAAACTCGCAAACGCAGAAGCAATTACTCTATCGGGACAAGTGTCAATCCGATGGATTGAAAATAAAATGAATAGTTATCTAAATAACCTTTTAAAAACCGAAGGTTTAGATTATGTTATTGCTTCTGATACTGATAGTGTAGTTGGTAGTACTGAGGTTTATGTTAATGGAAAAAAAATTGAAATTGAAAGATTGTATGAAAATGTTTGTCATTCTGGGAATTTAGTATGTAAAAGAGATATTGATGATTATGTTCACAATGTGTCTAATTTAAATTTATATACTAAATCTTATGATGGAAATTTGTTAGTGGAAGATAAAATTATTCATATTATGCGCCATAGAGTGAAGAAAAAATTGTATAAAATTGAAGTCAATGAAAATGAAATAATTTTAACTGAGGACCATTCTTTGGTTGTTGAGAGAAATGGTGAACTTATATCCATTAAACCATATGAAGTTAATGTGAATGATATTTTTATAAATATTAGTGATACTGGTAAGTGTCTTAAGACTGTTTATAAAAATGAGAAAACCTAGAAAACGACACTGAATACTTAAATAATCCAAATTGTGTAATTAAAAAAATTGAGGAATTTTTATATGATTAAGGTTAAATGTCTTGGTGAAATTGAGTGTGATGTTTATGAT